GCTGAAAAACAACGAATGAATCAATTAGTTAGTGAATTAAATTCAATAATGCCTGATTTAAACCTTCAATATGATGCTGAAAAAGATAAATTAAATATGTCTACTGATGCAATTAGGGAAAATATTAATGCTCAAAAAGATTTAATCTTAGCTAAAGCTGCGCAAGAGAATTTAACCAAAGTTGCGAAAGATATAGTAAAAAAAGAACAAGAACAGGCAGATGCAGTTAAACAACATGAGAAAAATACAAAGTCATTATCAGAAGCAAAGAAAAAGTTAAATGAATTTCAACAAAAACATGGTACAGATGTTTTAAAATATACTGGCGAAGAAGCCTTAAAATATGCTGAATTAAATGAAGCTGTTAAAAAGCATACTAAAAACGTTGAAAAGAGTTCTAAAACAATTGAAACTGCTAAAAGTGATTTGAAAGATTTAAACGATGAATTTAATAATACTTCGGAATATGCAGAAAAGAAATTAGATCAAGCAGATATAGCTAAAAAACTTGCTTCTCTAAAAGACATTGCTAAAGAAGCAGGTATAGAAATACCAAAGGCCGTAATGGATGGGATGAACGATGGAAAATATGCTGTTCCAAAAAGTATTGATGAATTAAATAAATTAATTAGTTTTGATGAAGCAGTAAAGAAAGCTAAACTAGATGGTAAAGATATACCTAGATTTATTAGTGAAAATGTGATTAGTGGAAAAACTTCGATTGAAGATGCAATTGAGCAAACACAGGAAATTTTAAATTTTGGTAAAGCAATAAAAAAAGCCAAAGATGATGGTGTAGCAATACCTAAGACACTTGCAGATGAAGTTAAAAAAGGGCGAATTTCAGTTGAAGATGCTAATAACAAGTTAAATGAATGTATTGAATTTAATGCAGCATTAAAGAAAGCTAAAGACGATGGTGTCGCAATACCTAAAGATTTGGCTAAAAATATAAAAGAAGGAAAATCATCAGTAGAAGAATCTATTAAATTATTAGAAGATTCAACTGACTTTAATAATTTAGTAAAAGAAGCTGACCTTAAAGGAACCGAGATGGTAGAAGCTTTAAGTAAATCAATTAAAAAAGGGAAAATTGAGCCGGCTAAGGCAATAGAAGAAATAAAATTAATTACTGATGGAAAATACGATAAATTAGTTAAAACAGCCCATGATAAAGGAATTGAAATACCTTCTAAAATCGAAGAAGGTATGAATGAAGGAAAAACAAAACCATCTGAAGCAATGGACCAAATAAATGCATTAATTAATTATCAAGATGCATTAACAAAGGCAGGTATAACTGGTGTCGCAATACCTGACAGTTATGCAAAGGGTATTGCCAATGGTTCTATTAAAGTAAAAGATGCATCCACTGCTATGAATAATTTAGTAAGTGTACAAGAAGCTCTTGCACGTACTGGGCAAGAAGGTATTCAAATTCCAAACAAATTAGCACAAAAAATAATTGAAGGTAAAGTTAGTGTTGATGATGCTGTTAGTCAAATGAATAATTGGGCTAAATTTCAAGCAATGATAGATAGTGCAGGATTAACTGGTATGACAATACCACAAAAAATGAAAAACGAAATTTTAAACGGAAAAATGAAGCCTGCGGATGCTATAAAGGAATTAAGTGATCAAGCAGAAGCAGAAGCAGCTAAAATGCCTTCAAAAATGGAAATGGAAGGTAAAAAAGGCGGAGAACAATATGTTGATGCCATAAGCAAACAAAAAACAGGTGCTAAAAAAGCAGGTGAAGATTTAGTTGAAGGTACTGAAAAAGGTGTAAAAAACAAAAATAAACAAAGTTCAGTTTTTAGTGCAATTTCTTCTTTCGGTGATTCAATACTTAGTACTTTAAAAAAATCATTAAAAGAACATTCACCTTCTAAAGCAACAGCTGAAATGGGAGAGTTTCTACTAGATGGAGTTGGTGTCGGAGTTGAGAAGAAAGAAGATACAATTTTAAACCAAATCCGTAATTTTGGTAGGTCAGTTTTAGGATCATTAGAAGAAGAGTTATCTCAAGATATAAATGCTGATATATTAAAAGGAAATTTAGGAAATAAATTAAATGTTGCTAGAAAAACTGCTAGTAATTTAAAAAAAGCATCTTCTTCTTTAAATAATAATACAAAAACAGCATCGGTAGTTAACAATTATAATTTTTATCAAACTAATAATTCGCCAAAAGCACTATCAAGAATAGATGTGTATCGTGATACCCAAAAATTATTAGACTTAGCAGGAGGGAGTAAATAATGTATATTTTAAAAGTTGAAAATATTTTAGGACAAATATTAGAGTTAACTCGAAATGAAAATAATTATCAAATAATTAAAATAACAGGATTAAACCCTCCTAGAGGTCAAATAAATAATTCTTCAGTGGCAGGTATGGATGGAACTAGATTTAATTCTGCTAAGTTAGAAGAAAGATATATTGTTATTAGTATAAAAATTAATGGTGATGTTGAAAGTAATAGATTAAGATTATATAAATATTTTATAACAAAAGAAAGTTGTAAACTTTATTATAAAAATGGTCAAAGAGATGTATTTATCGAAGGTGAAGTTGAAGATTTTGATTGTGATCCTTTTGCTAATCCGCAGATAGCCCAAATTTCTATAAAATGCTCAGATCCATATTTCAAAAACTTAAATATGATTATAGATGATGTATCTAAAATAGTAAATAAATTTACATTTCCTTTTTCAATAGAAATTGATGAACCAATTCCATTTTCTATAATTGAACTTGAGAAAGTTAAAAATGTTGTAAATGATAGTGAGAGTGAATGTGGTGTAATAATAAATATGAAATTTTCAGGTTCTGTTGAAAAATTAGAAATTAGAAATACTTCAACAGGACAAAATTTTATTATAAATTATAATTTTATTGATAATGACCAACTTCAAATAAATACTAATAAAGGGCAAAAAGCAGTCACACTTATAAGAAGTGGTATTGAGTATAATTTAATTTCTAAAATGAAAAAAGGATCTAGTTTTTTCCAATTAAATACAGGTGATAATTTCTTTAGTTATTTAGCCGATGATGGTGAAACTGATGAACGTGTAACAATACAATTTAATCATTATACACTTTATAGAGGTGTTTAAAATGATAGAACTATATGTATTAGATAAAAATTTAGAAAGAATTGGAATTATAGATGCATACCAATCACTAATATGGGCAAAAAGATATAACGAAATTGGTGATTGTGAACTTTATATTCAAGCTACACAAAAAAATCTAGAATTATTAAAAAAAGATTATTATTTACAACGTGATGATGATGATATGGTATGCCAAATCAAAAAAATAGAGTTAGATACTAATTCTGAAAATGGTAATTATTTAATTATCACAGGAAAAGATATTAAACATATTTTAAATCAACGAATTGTTTGGTCACAGACAAATGCTGATGGTTTGGTTGAAGATTATATTAGAGAATTGGTATATAAAAATTTCTGTGATATCACTGATTTAGAACGAGTAATGCTTAACTCAGATGGTGAAGTTTTATTTCAATTAGATTCTAAAAAAGATTTTAAAGAAATAACAACAGAACAAATTACTTATTCACAAGTAGGAGATAAGATTCAAGAGTTATGTAAAAAATATGGCTGGGGGTATAGAGTATATATTTCAAACAAACATTTTGTTTTTGATATATACCAAGGAAATAATAAACAGGAAGAAGTTACTTTCTCAACCAACTATGAAAACTTAATATCATCTCAATTTAAAGAAGATAGTACTAATCTTGCAAATGTTGCTTTAACTGGTGGCGAAGGTGAAGGTGTTAATAGAAGTAGAGTAGTATGTGGTGGTGCTTCAGGTATTAATAGACATGAAATTTTTGTAGATGCAAGAGATATTTCAAAAACTATTAATTGGGAAGAACTTACAAAGGTTTATCCACAAAAAACATCAGGTGGACAAGGTTATATTAACAAAAATGGAAGTGTAATTGAATACAAAATGGATTATGTAGATATACCAATTATGGATGATAACCAACTATTAAATTTACAAAAAGAATATTCCAATGGTGAAAGTATTGTAAAAGACACAAAAGAATATTATAGAATTTCAAATGTTGTAATTGCTACTTTAGAAACAGAAAAACCAGAAAATAATACAAGTGTAACTCTTAAAGATTTAGTATATAATGTTTATCTTTTAAACCGTGGCTATGAAAAACTGGCAGAACGTGGTGAAATTATTTCTTTTGAAGGTTCAATAGAGCCTAATACTACTTTTATATATAAAGATGATTATTTTATGGGTGATGTTGTTAATGTAGAAAATGAATATAGAATGGCAATAGGTGCTAGAATAGTTGAAATCATTGAAACTTCTAATGATAAAAACGAAAAAAGCATTGAGCCAAGATTTGAATATATGGAGGTGAAAGAGTCATGGCAGAACAGAAGTTTAAGATAAATTGTGGTTTCTTTGATTCGATTAATGGTAACAATAAATATAGTGCAAGTGATATGAATAGACCATATCATAGAATTATAACTGAAGGTGTATTTGCTACTCCACAAGATACTCCATCAACTGATTTGCAAGTTTATACCGCAAATGATAGGTTAGACATTATTGTAAAAAAAGGTGAAGGAATGCTTGCTAGAAAATGGTTTGAAAACCCAGCAGATTTAAGAGTTTCGATAACGCCAAATTCTAACATTGTGAATAGAATTGATAGCATTATCATGCAAGTTAATAAAAATCAAAGCGAGCTTAATGGATCCATTGTTTATCGTGAAGGTACTTATGCAACTAATGCAGAACCGCCAGCATTGGAAAATACTGAAAATGTAATTGAAATGAGATTGGCAAATATTTTAGTAAAACCACAAACTGAATTAATAGGACAAGAAATGATTACTGATTTAAGAGGTAGTGCAGAATGTCCTTGGATTACACATTTAATTAAACAGGTTGATACAAGTACTTTATTTGAACAATATAGAGCTGCTTATCAAAAATATTATGATGATGAAACAGCATTATTTAATGCTTTTATGGAACAATTAACAGAACAATTAATTGTTAATACTTCTATTATTGAATTGGAAAACCACTATATTGCTCAGCAGGATAATATATCCGAAATTCCAATCGGTATTGAAGATTTTAATTCAGAAAAAGACGTTTTAATTGTGTTCGTTGATGGTGTCAAAAAGACTGTATCAATAGATTATACATTGTCTGAAGATAAAACCAAAATAATATTAACTAATCCAATTAATCATAATCAAACAGTAGATAATTTAGTTTTAAAATCAGTTATTATTGGTAATAATGAACAAGTATTATCGGCTGTTCAATCAATGGCCAATAAAGTTAGTGAATTGCAAGCAATAATAGTTAATAGTAATAGTATTTTAAATAGTATCTTTTATCAAGAAGAAGGAGAGTGGGAATTAGATGAAGATTATGAGTAAAATAACCGAAAAATTATCGTTATTTAGAGAAAATCTTACTAATATATATATATATATATATGGCTTCGCCAAAACAGTACAAGAGGGGAGGTTGTTTACTAACAAACAACAATCTCTCTATACAAATGAAAGGAGGTTATTGTTAACAAATAACTTCCTTGATAAGGTGGTGATAGCATGACTGCCTTATCAAAATTATTTGGAATAAATAAATTAATAAATGCTTCGAAGATAGGTGTTAAAACAAAAGATAATAAATATACAACTTTAGATAAAATTTTAAGTAAAATAGTTGAGCAAGGTACAACTGAGAACGGAAGTTATATAAAATACGATAATGGAATTTTAATTAACTACGGAAAAATAAAATTTAATGCAACAACAACGTCTTGGGGAAGTTTTCAAATATATGATTATAAAACACCAGTGACATTTCCGAAGGCATTTATTGATGATAACATAGTAGTTACTGCACAATGCAATAACAGTGTGTTTGCATTTTTCATAGGCTCGTTAGGTGTTACAAAAGATGCTATTACTCAAATTAGTATCGGTAGAGGCAACAGTGCTAGTGGCGAAGTTACAGTCGTTTATAACGCAATTGGCAGATGGAAATAAAATTTATTCCAAATATGTATTTGTTAACATAAAACAAATATGACAAAATTAGATGTAAACAATAAATATATAAATCCAGATAAAATAGGTATCGAAACTGGTACTACTGCAGATGGCAAGAAAAAAGGAACAACCTTGCTTAAATTTTTGAAAAGAAAGGATAATATAGGTAAATGTATTAAACTTTCCAAAAATGAAAGCCAAAATATAAGTGCTGGTGGGAGTTATACAAAAATAACTTGGCAAAATGAGGAAATAAACACCAGTGGTGGATTATTAACTTTTGAAGATAATGGTGTAAAAATTGGTAAAGGGATTAATACTATTTTAATCAATGCCGAGTTACAAACTATTTGTTCTGAAACGAATAAAACAAATGCGAGTTTTTATTTAAAAATAATGAAAAAAGATAGTGCTGGTAATTTAACAGAGATAGCAAATGCTCAAACTTTAGGTACAAGTGTTTATAATAATGTAATAGCTCCCGTACAAGAAGGTGATCTTATTTTCATTGAAACCTATTTTACTAAAGCCGGTTATGTAAGTGCGGCATTTACTTGGAATACATTTAATGTTACTATTTTAAATTAAAAGAGAGATTAAATAATGTTAGTAAAAAAACATTATGGTAAAAATAAAAGAATTTATAAATCCATCCCAAATTTGGCTACCAACAAAAGAAGGAAAAGGAACAACATTATATAAATATTTAAAAAAGCATGAAAAAGACGTATATTCAACAGAAGAAGTAAAAACCAATAAAGTATGGGTTGATGAGAATGGAAAAAGATACCCTGTTTATAGAACAATTTTATATAAGAAATTT